GCCGTAAAGCGCCCGCACTGCTTCGGCGTCAATCCCAATTTCTCTATCACCCACATGCTGTCTAACGAAGTTGGAGTAATAGTCAGGACTACGGTCTCGGGTGGCGGACTTTGCGGATTCGGAGAGGGCGTCTTTGAGGGCTTTTCCATCGCTCTTGGCCTGTTCTGCTTTGGCGGTGTCGATGAGCGGGTGGACACCTGGAGGGGGTTCCCCCTTGGGAAAATGATCGGCGATTTGCAGGGCATTGTGGAGGCCTTTGAATAGCTTTGTGTTCTGTTCCATCCGGGCCAGAGGACCTGAGGCTCCACCCCCAGCGGACTTGACGCCAATGTCCCCCCGCATCATGGCCATCTCGGCCATCGCCGTCAGGTCCCGAGCAGCGCTTTCTCCGAAGATCGCTGACATACCATCGTAGCCCATGTGGAGCAGGCCCGAGGTTACACGGGACAGGCCCTCCATGCCGATTTCGCCAAGGCCCACCACTTGTGAAGCAGCCCCAGCCGTAGCCGCTTGGAGTCGAGTGGTGTGCAAGGCCCAGTCGATGTCATGTTGGGACACAAAGCCTTGGTAGAACCGTCGGGTGTCGATGGGTTGGTCGCCGAAGCCTTTCATGAAGGATTGAGAGATGGAGTCGTCCTTGAGCCACTTCGCTAGGCCCGTATCGGTTCCATAAGTCTGCATAGCCTGCGAAGCGGCATCAAGCTGACCGAGGTCATCATGACTGATGCTCGCGGCCATTGGATGAGAGGTCAGGTATTCCTTCAAGAATGCATTGTCATTAACAAGCTTTTGGTTAACTGAGAGCTTGTGTTGGGCCTCGAAGTTGTCTAGGTCTCCATGGATCAACGGCGCCGGAACGCCAGTAACATCACCCAATTCAACGGCTCTAGCGGCCTTTTCGGGGTCATCCTCGGCAGCATTTATCAACGATGAGGCAGCCTGCCGGCGCTGGGCGTCCTCTAGAAAGCGGGGATTAAATGCATCCGGGACAATGCTGGTGTCGCTCATTTGGACTTACCATAAAGCGTCTGGGCCAAGCCACGATAATAGAGCCGTTCTGTCTCTGCATCTGTTGGCGGGGACTCTCCTGCATCAATACGAGACTTAATATGATCTTCTTTGAAGGCCTTAAAGCGGGAGGTGGTGAGTTCGTCTTTGAACATAGGATCGGAAGTGTTGGTACCCCATAGCAACCCCGGGACTTGATGCTGACGCATGAGGTCCTTGGCGATTGTCTCCGTCACATCCTTCGATTCCGCGGGTTTGCCATGGGCGTCTTTCCAAGCATTGAGGGCTTCGCTAAGGGCTCCAGTGAAGTGGTCGTAGTCTTCAGGGTTCTTTGCGTCCCGGTGAAATACCCCAAGAGCCTGGAGTTGACCCGCCAATGACCCCCGCAACCAACTCATAGCCCGGTTCACCTGCGGGTCTTGGTTTTGATTCTTCTGTAACTCAGCCTTCCAGCCCTGCACGGTACGGATTTGGGGTTGCGAAAGCTTCCACTTTGGATCAGTAGGATCGGTATCGAGGAATTGCAGAACGTCGTTCTTGCTCAGGCCTTGGAGAGTGGTCAGGGATCGCTGGTTGTCTTGATAATCCCTAGCCTTGATATAGCGATTAATTTGGCCGGGGATCCGCATCTGTTCCGATGGTTCAAGTGACTTCACCGCTGAGGCTACCTTTGGATCCGCCATGAGGTCGTTCATGTTGGAGGCACCATTCTGGAGGGCTACCGCGATCTCCTGCTTTGCATCGAATGTGACCTGGCGCGTTTGTTGCTTTTGCCTTGTGTATAAAGTGTGAAGGGCATCTTCAGCGTGCTTTTGGAATAACGTATCTCCTGGCCGAGCCTCTCCAGCCTGTTTACGCACCATCTCAACCATGGCGTCTTCGCTAAGCTCTGGCTTGGCTCCATCCCCACGGCCTTGGGCCCAGACCTCCCGGGCCATTTGATCCGGAACTACCCGGTAGGTAGCTGCGGTGTTGTATTTGATAGCGGCATCGTAGTTCTCCCCCATCAAGTCCTTTGTGGAATGATACTTCTCAATCATCTCCTTTCCCTTTATAGGGTCCATGTCTGACGCACGGTTGACAGATTCAAGATTGATCGCCACCTCATTGTTTTTAACATACTCACGTGAGGCCTCGGGGCCTAGCCCTTTCTCATCTGCCTCAAGAGTAGACATGGAGCGGAACTTACGTCGCAGTTCGGGATCATCCGGCTCATCCGCGAGGTCATTGCCGACAGCATTTCGGCGAAGGACTAGGCCTTGCCGGTAGGCGCTTTTGACTTCGTTGGCAGAGTGATTGGATGCATTGGAGACATACCGGCCCAGCGTCGATAGGGATGTTGATTCAAACATCTTCTGTGCCGCAGGGTTGGACATGGAGCCTTTGATATTGTTCCGGATCTGTTGGATGTCTTCGATGTGTTTCTTCAGGGCTTCAGGCCCAGCATTCTGACCGAGGCGGGAATTGAACTCGGCATGTTTCAGGGCGGTTTGTTTAATGAACTCAGCATCACCAGTGTCAACTTCAGTACGGTTTTGAAGCTCTTGCAGGTGCATCGCCTGCTGCCAGATCTTGTCGCTGGCACCTTCAATGTTGACACCAAGATGTTGCAGGGCTTGGCCAACGGCTCCGCCAAAAGCATCGACCGGCACCCCGAGGGATATGTCAGGAGTGCCACCCATCGAAGGGGTTTGATCAGGGACTAGTCCAGGGACCTGCGGTGCCATTAGCCAAACGCTCCTGCTGATTTACCCTGCATCCATTTGCCTGCTACGTTCCCGGCTCCGGAGATGAAGGAGCCCCACATTCCCAGTTCACCTGCTTCTTCGCTTTGCGAAGCGGCCATCTTATCAAGACTGGCCTCAGCTACATCCGTGGTGGCTTTCACTTCATAACCGTAAGCAGCCTTTGCTGCATCCCACTGGATGACGTTTTGGTCATATTGGGCCACATCGGTTTGAGTGTCTCGGACAAGCTTATTGGAGCCGGTATTTACGTCAAAACCGGAGGCGGACTGGACGACCTTGGTTGAAGCAATGGCTTCGCGGGACTTCAGCCCTTCGACCTGAGCCTTGGCCCCTCCGGCTTGGGTGGCCCATGCGGCGTTTTGCTCATTGATCTGTTTGTTGAGCAGGGCCACACCGGCTTTGTAGCGGTAGGCCGCTGCGTTGGCTTGGCCTGTTTCCTTGGCACCGATGCCGCCGATGATAGAACCACCAGCGGTAGCGGCCATGCTCCCAACAGCCATGATAGTGATCGGATCAGCCATCAGGCACTCCTGTTGATGACGAAGGTCCGCAGGTCTCCATCCGGTTCGTTGAACTCCGCTCCAAGCCAACGAAGCCAGCGATGGGCGGCGGTGTTGCCGGTTTTGCAATGGCCTATGATGGAAGCGTAGCGACCAAGGAACTTCCTCACCTGGATCTGGGAGTGGCGAACGAAGAGGAATTGATGCGGAACCGACTCCAAAGCCCACATCCAGATGTAGGCTTGGTTGGAAAGGAAGGATGGCGGGATCAGGCCCCAACAGCAGACGAAGTGGCCGTCGACATAGCCGATCCAGACCTCTCCCAGTTTTTGGCAGTGGTCGAGCATTTCAACTACGCGCTCAGAGAGGACCTTGCCGTATTCGGCTAGGATTATCTCCGAAAGGGGACCTTCTAGTTTTGACACAATGGTTGTCATTTGTTTGAGTCTCCCACTTCGATCTCTGGGATCACTCCTAGGATAGAGGCCGGATAGGGATTGGGTTGTTGGATGAAGTACTGACCGAAGACATCCCATTGCGGATCGACAATGACCCTGGTGTCGCCAGTGACTAGGCCGGTTACGACTTGATTGGTCATTGAGCCAACGTTGTTGATGATCAGGTCTTTCATGGCTACGCCTGTGGCGATTGTCCGTCCGGCGATTAGCCCGATGGTGTTGCGGACCCGGACGGTAAGGGCAGAGACCTTTTTGCGTTTGCCTTGGACTGTAGGTTCGCCGAGGTCTAGGGGGAGGGTTCCAAGCACAGCCAGGAAGCCCAGGCCTACGGTTACGATTGAGGCACTGGCGATACCAGTCAAGCCAGCGGTTCCGCCTGGACCGAAGACGAAGGTCCCTGAAAGGGGCATGGTGAAGTTGATAACAGCCCCATCGGCAAGGCCTGTAACAGCCATTCCGCCGAGGTGTTGGGCCCCTGAGAAGGTCGTAGCGGCTGTACCATTGTATCCGATCCCTGCATCAACCTGCCACGAGGATTTGTAATCGTTTGGGAAGGTTAGCTCTACAAAACGCTCTATGTAGTTCACGGTCTGGCCTTGAACGGTACGTTGAACTACATGATAGACTGCATCGACATTGCCGATTGTAGAAGCCTCGGTTACAGAAGCCACACCGTTGAATAGACCTTGAGTGTCGGAGTGGGTCCATGCAACGATCTCAAGGTCTTTTAAGAAGGTTAGGCACAGAAGCTGGCCGTCATTACGTGTGGCCCAAGCGAGTTTGAAAGGTTCTTCTGCCCATGCCCATTGAGTAAGGGTGAAGCCATAAAAGAGATGGTTAGATAAGATAGAGATGTCAGCGCCGGTATAGACGTTAGTGTAGAAGTTGTAGACAAGATTACGGATGATTGATTGTTTGGCCTGAACGTAAAGGATGTCTGAGGTGGCTACGATTGGTGGAAGAGGCGAGGAGCCGTTATAGGCTTGGGGGTTGGCTACAAGCGAGGTGGCATTAAAGGGCGATCCGGCACTGCCTCCGTTGACTAGCCATGCATGCTTGTCACCGAAGACGATCAGGCCAGCAGGCATTGGGATCATGGCTTGGATGGTGTTTAGTTGTCCTGAGACTAGAGTTTGTTGAATAGCATCATCCGGTTGGATTGGGGAACTGATATCGAAGTTGAAGTATGCTCCGGGCTTTGAGGCATTGATTTGACCTGGGGAGCCTACCGGTCCGGCGAGGACTAAGCGTTGATTGGCCAAGGCCGGAACGGTTGGGTTGCCTGCTGAAGGGGCACCAAGCATAGTGGTTGCGGTTGCCCCAGCAGGAGTGAAGGTAACCGGTGGAGCTACAAGATATCCGGCTCCGGGTTGGGTTATTTGAACAGTGGAGATATTCCAAGTGAGGTTTATATAAGCAGAAGCACCAAATGGATGGGCTGCCAGGAAACCCGAAGATGGTGTACCACCTGTTAGTGAGCCTGGGTTTACAATAAGAAGGAGGTTTATTTGGCCTCCCGGTAGGATAGCATTAACAACGAAAGAGGATCCTGATGGACCGGGGATTATATTTCCAACCTGCCAGCCATTCCCGCCATTGCCAGGACTTACAGTAGCATTGGATACTTTTAAGTAAGCAGATGCAAAGGCTTGGACTCCGCCCGCTGGCGGTGCGGTGAGGGTTAGTGTTGGAATGACGGTGTAGTTGGCATTGCCGGTCAGGGCGATTGATTGCACACCAGAGCCAAAGAATGGGTTCTGTGGGATTGGTGGGCCTTGAGAGAAGTCCACGGAGATGTTAGAGTCGATCATTGTTAGATTGGTAACATTGCCAATGAAGCCAAAGTCAGAGCCGGGAGGTACCACGGCTCCATAACGTGGCTGTGCTCGGTAGATGTTATAGCTAGCTGCATTTGCGACGGCGGTCCATGTGATTGTATTGGTGCCCGCTACGGAGCGAATGTCGGTGACATTAGCAAGAGTGGCGAATGCTGATGGAGCGGATTCTTGGCCATTGGAGTCGATAGCGGTTATGACATAGGCGTAGTTGACGGTACCGGCCGCAAGGGTTGTGGCAACGGCTTGGCCTGTTGGGGCAGTAACGGTTGAGCCGATAGCTATAGGAGCCAAGGTCCAATTAGCAGCGGAGATGAGGGTGAGAACGTATGGTTGATAGTTAGGATGACAAAGGATAAGTTGGTTCACGTTCTGGATATAGCGAATGCCAAAGACTTCACTCGCAAGGTAGGGAGAAGCGATGGTGTAGACTCGTTGGGCCAGGCCTCCAGAGGTGTAAGCACCAAAGGCGGTGGTATCGACAACGTTGCCAAAGAGATCCGTAAGGGTGAAGGTGTTTGCGGTTGCGCCTGTGACGATGTAAGTGTTGTTGTTGAGTTGGGTCATTCCTACAACGGTGGAGATAGAGACCCAATCACCATTGGAGAAGCCATGGGCGTTGCTAGTGATGACTCCAGGGTTGGCTTGGGTTATGGCGGTGATGGCCTTCCCGACTTCAAGAATCGGCGCGCCGTTGTTGAAGAACCGGACATAGCCATCGCCGAACTCGAGCATGTAGGAGACTGTGAAAGAGGCTTGGAATGGGATGGGCCGGACGATGCCGTTGGATTTGCATGTAGCAACATACTTAGTGCCGGGGCGGGTGGTTGCGCCTCCACGAGTATCGACGAAGAAGTTCCGTAGCAGGGCTGCACCGGAGTGGTATTGCTTCAGGTTGACTTGGGCGTAGAGGGATGGGGACCACTCGCCAGAGTTGAAAGAGGTTTGGATTACATTGTCACTCATTCAGGTAAACCCAGGCCAGATGGCTCCCCAGTTGAAGCCGGTGTTGTAGGGTCCACTATAATCCTCGATAAAGTCGATGCCACGAATCCGAAGCCAGTCGGGGGTGACATCGTTGACCTTTAGGCCTTCGTTGGCGTCAGTGCCACGGGCTTCGATTACCATAGCGTTGGCCTCGGCGATTTTGGAATTAGCGAGGGATTTGTCTCCCGAGAGGGCAATGCAGAGCCGGGCTCCCACAATCAAAGAAAGGGCCTCGACGAAGTCATCATCGAAGACATTTTCATCACTGATGTCTTTGACGTAGTTCCCAATGGCGAACTCTTGATTCGTCAGGATCACTCGTTGATCGGTCGGTGACGTTTGCTGAGTAAGCGTGAATGTCGCACCGGTACCAGAACCAGAGGTGGAGAATTGTGCAATGGGGTTGGCCCGGATCGCGAAGTAGCTCCCACCAATCGGTGGGGATTCTCCCCTAAGGACGTTAACAACGCTAACAGTAGCAACAGCCCCGCTACCACCGACCGTAAGCACCGTGAGAACCACAGGGGCTCCAACAGGAGCGGTTCCTTGGGGAGCTTGAGGAAGAGTGATAGTGTCTCCGATGGCATAGCCTGTGCCTCCTGCGGCGACTACGGCGGAAAGGACGCCGAAGAATTGATCCACAGCGACGACGTATTTGACCGGTGGGCCCTGCCAGAAGGAAGGGGAGCCGCCGGTTACGGCTGTGGTTATGGGGACGCCTGAGGCAAAGCCTGTGGCGGTTTGCGGGGTGAGCCAGCACATCCGCAGGCAGTCGACAGGATATTGGTACTCGTAGGCCCATGGCGGGGCCGGTTGACCCTTGGCCCAGAGTTGCGTGGCAGGGGATGTGTTCTCGGGGGTGCCGGGAATAGAGGTGATGAAGTTCAGGTTCGCGGAGTTGAACGCACAGGCCCATGGCGCCATCCGGAGAAGTCGACGGCGGAAGGGGACGTAGATGATGTTGAACTGGATTGCTTCGTTGGTGCTTTGAGCAGCCAGTTCTGCGGCGGTTACGGTTGTTCGCGATCCCCAGGTTTGGAGGGAACGGTTGGCCATGTCGACCTGTGCGGTCATCTGGGGTTACTCCGGAACCGGAACTTGTTCTTCAGTGATCTCGAACGTGGCTGTCGCTGGGTGGGGTAGATAGAATGATTGTTCACCGGACGGATTCGGTGATCCCTTATAGTTTCCCTCTACGATAACCGGCTCATGGCCATTCTGTTTCACCGTGGCCCGATAGCGTCCGTTGACGTGAACTTTTACTGTGGTAGTCATCAATACCTCCCTTGGGATCCGCAACAGCCGTGGTTGGTGCCACCGATGCCCACGGAGCCGGAGTGGGGACCACCGTTGTCGGGGCCGTTGGTGGTGCCTTGGTTCACTCCGTGGAGGCCCGGGGACTTTGGGTCCATGATGCCTTTCGGTCCCTGGGGGGCTTGGTAATTCCGTACATCTTTGGTGTCACCTGGAAGGACACCACCACATTCCACGCCTGCGGCTTGGGGTTGTCTGGAAGTGGGGCCGAAGCCCCCAAGGATGTCACGGGCCATTAGAGTTTCCTTTCAATGGTTGCAGTTGGGGGATCTTCAGCTGGGGACTCAGCAGCACCCTCACCAGAGTCTACCCATTCCTCAGGTTCAGGCTCAGGCTTCTTCGCCGTCTCCTCAGCCATGTCTTCAAGGGCCTTCATCGCCGCATCTGCGAGGGGCTTCAGCCGAGGATGGCCAGTGGCCTTTTCGTGGATTTGCAAAAGAGCCGCGACTTCATTCAGATCATGACGCATCAATACTCTCCTTGTGAGCCGGTCTTGTGGAGTTTTTGGCCGATTCCGGGTGCCATGTATCCGCGGCCTCCTGACCACGGGGTGGCTTTGAAGGTGAAGTCCCCGGTGTCGGTGGAGTGGTTGCCGACCTTTTCGCCTAGGTAGGACACGGCTCCAGGGTTTACGAACTTTGGGTTGGGCTCGACCTTGTGGTCATGCGAGCCTGAGATAGACGGACGTCCTTGTTTCATGTTCCATTCTCCTTTGGTTTCGTTAGTTGCCTCGTGTGGTCCCATCGATTAGATGGGTCTTCTGCCATGCCCCGACGGACCTTTTCAAACACTCCACCATCGAGATGGGCCTCTTCGAGGAGTTGGCGGTAGCGATCATCACAGCGTTCCAGTTCGGCCATTACGTGACGGGGGACTGGAAGGCCACGTTCTTCATAGAGATGGGCGATGTCGTGTACGTCATGCATGTACATGATGAAACGGCGCATCTTTTCCGAGACTTCGGATTCGGCATCCCGCATGTAAGTGACGACGGTGGTTAGCATCTCACGGACGAGTTTCATGTTAGCGTCAATGCGCTTCAGGTAGACCTCAGCGGAGTGATCTAATTCGGCCATTGGATTCCTTACTGGTTTTCGTAGATGCCTGAGAATTGTAGGCGGTCGTTCACTACCCATGCCGTCGCATCGTCACTCATCAAACAATTTGCTTGTGTTGCTGATGCAGCAATCGAACAATTGAAACCTTTATTAGTGATTGCGCCTTCACGTCCAGTGAGGTTTCCCACAGATTGGGCGGTATTTGGTAAGTTAAAGGTCACATTCGTCAACGCACAAGTACCGATAGCAGTTATGGTAAAATCACCCTGAACGAAAGTTGTTTTGCCTATTGTCTTCGATCGCGCCGAGTTAACTGTAAATGTGGCCGTTCCGCACGACGGAGATGGGGTGAACACGGTCCATGCTGTTTGATCTGTACCACCTCGTGCAACAGCTAGTGTTCCAGTTGTGATATTGGTAGCATTTGTAGTATCTGTAGTGGCTGAAGTAGCAAAGGCAACGTTATTAGTCTTTGTGCAAGTGATAGCACCTGACGTTAAACTGATTGTACAATCCCCATTCATCGCCGGCATGGAGGTAACAGGGTTAGTGGCTCCAGTTGGGCCGCCACCATTAGAGACGAGTAGGCCGGTTAGGTTAAAGGACGGGATGGTAACACTACCATTGGAGTTGCCTGGGAAGATTGTATTTGGGTCAGGGCTGCCAGAGCCAAAAGAGGAGGTTAGATCGGCGATGTAGTGTGGGCCAGTGACGGCGCCGCAGCCGGAGAACGCCGCACTATTCAAGAGGAAGTTGGATTCATTGGTGAGAGCTATGAATGCAGAAGGGAACGCTGGGGTGCCTGTACAGGTAATGGTGTTGCCGGTAGTGAGGATTGAAGTTCCTCTATCAGCGTTCCAATGAAGTGCTGCGCCACCATTGATGCGCTCTACACCTTCTTGCTCAATGAATGAGCCAAAGACACCATTTATGTGAGCATGGGAGGTGGCTATGAATCCCCAAGTGATGTTGGCGTAGTAGACTAGGCTACGGGCGTCGGCACTGATTCCATGGCCAGTGGTTGCGCCACCAATTAAGGTGGAGCCAATTTGCATGTCCTTGATGGTCACCGGAGAGGTTACACCGACGAAGCCAAACGCGGCAGTGCCACTAGAGCCTTGAACTATGACATTGGCTGGGGTGGAGCTATTGCCTTGAACAATGAGTTGGGCTTGGGTTGCACCGCCAGCGCTGGTTGCGCCGACTAGATTCTCCACCATTTGGAATTGGCCGTAGGTGGCTGTGGTGATGTTATTGTCGCAGTATTGGATTGTGATCTGGGCTAAGCGTACGTCGTAATTGCGAGCAGCAGTGTCGAGGGCTTTGTTGGGCGTGAGGAATGGTGCAGCGAGAGTGCCAGAGCCGGTAGAGTCGTTACCTGCACCACCTGAGGCGCCATTGCAGAGGGCAGCGGTGGAGGAAGATGGGTTGACGAAAAGGGTTAGCGGTGCAGAAAGTTGGATCCGACTGGCTGGTGCTGGACCGGCACCGCCACCGGTGGAGACAAAGGCGGTTGAGGCACAGGCGTTGGAGGAGTCACCTGCTGGTCGAGTAGGACAGGTTGGATTTTGGGCCCACACCGGAGTGACGAGGCTCAGAAAGGCTAGGGCTAAAAGGAGGCGTTTCATATGTTTGAATCCATCACCGTTAGGGGATTGGTAGCGCCCACCAGAGCGAGAGCCTGCCATGCTTGTTGGCACTCACCAGTTACTGTGAGGGAACCGCCATTGGCGAAGACGCGGAAGCCACCACCAAGGGCTCCAGTGGTCGGCGTCAAGGTTGACTGCGAACCACCCAAGTTCCCCAACGATGTGGTTGGAGAGACTAGGATGTCATTGGCTCCAGGGTTGTGAAAGGTGATGGAATTGCGTTGGGGGTTAGCTGGAGCCACAGGGGTATTGCTGGCCGTGTTGACGGTATTGTAAGCGTATACCTTCCCCCCAGATGCCGAGGCATTAGCACCTGGAGCGCCCGGGGTTGTGGTGATGCCCATTTCACTTCCCTTTCTTCGGAGCCGGGCGGATGGTACCTTTGCCTGTATCGGCCCGGTTGAACTCCTTCGCCACCTTCGTTGGGATCCCAACCTTTTTGGCAAAGCCAGGATTGTGAGCGGCTGCGGCCATGGTACGGGCTTGCTTAGGGGATTTGCTTGGCATTAGATCCTCCGTGAGGTCATGCGGTTGAGAGTCTTCTGCTGTGCGGCTACTTCCTTCTCCGCCACGACCATTGCGGCCTCGGTCAGTTCTTCGTCGGTGACCTCGACCTCGGGAAGGGGCTCTTCCACGTCGATGACTTGGTCGGGATGGATTGCAGGTTGGACCTTACCGGCCAGGGCCGCAAGGATCTGTTGGTTCTGGGCCATCATGGCCATCATGGTTTCCATGAACTTGTCGAGGCCTGAGTTCGATGGGGCTGTCTCCCGAGCCACCTTCAGTTCGGTCATTTGGTCAATAAGGGTATCGCCAAGTCGGGCGTAGAAGCTCTGACGTTGGGAGTCCTCGTCGATGCCTTGGGTTGGGGTCCATGAGAATTTCCCAGAGATCTCTTTGGCCTCATCATCAAGTGGAAGCATCCCCGGAGTGGGGTTGCCTTCGAAGATGATATCGCGAGGCTGACCCTTACCCCCATAGCAGACGATGATTTCACCATCCATGTTGTTGTTCTCTGGGCGGTAGTTCCAGTCGTCTTCTAGGCGGGGGTCGAGGTGTTTGGGGACCCGGTACATCTTGCGTACGGGCTTCCCGGTGCGGGAGTCGGTGGTGGTGTGTTCCCATCGTTCCGAAGGGACAGAGAGATAGTGAGGTTCGGTCAGTTTCCATCGTGCCATTAGAGTCCTACTCCTGTTAGGGTGCGTTGGATTAGAGTTACGGTGACGATGATTTGGGCTGTGTCATAGGGAACGAAGAATTGGCTTTGGTAGGCAATCGCAACGGGGATGGGAGTGGAAAGGGGTTGCTGCCAAGGCATGCCAATGACTGTGTTGGCAAGAGGTGTGATGTTGTATGTTAGAGATATCGAGCCAGGTTGTACCGCTGATGATGGTGGGGTGGATGCTAATAGTTGTTGCCAAGCAAACGTGAAGGTTGGAAATGGCGCTGGAACCCAAATTGGTTGGGTGTAGATTGCCTGTGCGACTAGTGGTGCAAGGGAGAGTGGTTGGTACCAGCCATAGGGTGATATGGCGGGGGTAGTTTGTGGAGTGTCGAATGGTACAAACGTGGCGCCGATCTGAGTCCGAGGCCCAAGCGGAGTGAATGCTAAGGCTTGGAACCATCCCATGCTAGAGATGGTGTTGATAGTCGGCGCGATGTTGTAGGATAAGATTGTAGAGCCGGGCTGAACCCGAGGTGATAGAACTGGGATGGAGAGTGGCTGTTGCCACTTGTCAATTGTGGCAGTGTTGGTTTGGCGGGTGTTGAAGGGAACAAAGCTTGAACCCAGCTGAGCTTTGGCCGCTGGTATTGGGATGCTAAGAGGTTGGTACCAACCTGCTGGTTTGCTATTGATCTGCGGAGTGTTGAAAGGGACAAAAGCAAAGCCAGAGGCGGCGGCAACAGCCGCGACTTTGACTCGGGTGGATATTGCAACTGAGTGTTGGGGGTCGGCGTTGGGGACCCATTTCGATATCCCACCAGCCGGTGTGTAGGTAAGAACAAGAACACCATTGGCGCCAGCGCCTCCAGCTCCAGCAACTCCGGTACCGGAAGCCGCTCCACCAGATCCGCCACCCCCACCATAGCTGCCGCCATTTGCACCCACACCGCCATTAGATGTTCCGGTCGAGGATCCTCCACCACCACCACCACTGCCAGGACCAGCTGCGCCAACAAGAAAACCAGACCCGGATACTCCACCGGTCCAGACCGAATCTTGACTACTTGCGCCACCTGTACCGCCGACAACCGCTAGACCTTTAGAACCACCACCGCCACCTCCGCCATTAGATCCTGCACCTCCCGCAGCACCGCCTGTCCCCGTTCCAGCCGTCCCTGCCCCACCCGCAGAACGATTGGTTCCTCCAACACCACCATCGGTGAGGTTGGCGTTAGAATTGGCGCCAGCGCCTCCAGTATTGGCACCACCACCGCCACCTCCGCCAAACGAATTGAGTATGGTATCGCCACCAACGGCACCAGCGCCATTTGGACCACCGGCGCCACCGCCCCCAGAACCGCCATTGCCGTTGGCAGTACCACCGGCTCCGCCATTGCTGTTTCCATTAGCTCCAGTGCCGCCCGTACCACCGGCTCCGCCACCACCAGCAGAGGTGCCACCAGAACCTTTAGTGGCGATAACAGAGCTGGTGTTGAAGGTTGTATTGGTGCCATTGCTGCCATCAGTACTGCCACTGCCACCAGCACCGCCAGCTCCGATGACATAATTGAAGGCCGTGGTGCCAGGGGTGGCGACACTGAAATTATTGAGGCGCCGATATTCACCTGCACCCCCGCCGGCGCCACCATTGCCATTGGTGCCACCACCACCAGCGCCAATGGCTTCGACGGAATTGTTGGAGTTATTCCAATCAGACGGGCTGGTAGAGGTCGTGCCGGAGATGATAACGATGACGGTCATGACAATATCTTACCCGTCACACGTTGTACGATGGCGTGGATTTCTTTCAGACCGATTGGACCGGTCTGGGTTTCTATATGAAGGATTTCGTCGAAGGCAATATTGGCGTGAGCGGCCAATTGATGATCTTCATCAGGAATGATGATGCGCCGGATCTGACCGGTTCTTTCATAAACGATGCCGATCTTAGTGCGCATGTTAGTTCGCTGGGGTACGGAAGAATGAGTTGAAGTTGGCGGATATAGCTGTGTCGATGTGGGGGTCGGTTACAAGAGCGGCTTGTGCCGCTACGTTACCGGAGGTTAGTGGGACCGTTCCGGCAACTGTGGCGTCGGCGATACAATTTGTATCATCAGCTACGATATTGGCGAATAGAAGCTTGAACACATCTGGTTGGTTCATGATAGCAACAAGGAAGGTCTCGCGCTCACGGTGGAAGGCTATTGCGGAGCCTTCATTCTTGATGTTTGAACAGGCTAAAAGCAAAGCCTGTCGAACGCGATTTTGAAACGTAGCATCATTGGATAGAAGCTGCTTGTCGTTATAGTTTGGTGAGGGTGTTGCGGGCATTATGTTACCTCTTCAATCCATCTACGAGCATGGTAACTGGCTTCTTCGCGTTCGAGTTTCTTTTCGAATGGATCACAGCCGAGGCCAACACACTGTTCACAAATCACTCGCATACAGATTTTGCAGAGCCCACCGAGATCAGCAGGGTCACCGAATGGTTGAACACGCCGGACATTTGGGCAATGGCCACAGGTGAAGGTCGGCCATTCGGTGATCTCACCCCATGGGCCGATTAGGGTTCCGAGACCGGTTAGAGCTTTGTGCATGGCTCACTCACGCCATTTGCAGCCAACGATGGCGTTGCC